AAATGGACTTTTGTATGCATGCTTGGTAGAAGCATTTAGCTATTTAAAAGGTCCAATGGATATGTTACAACTTTATGAACAAAAATATCAAACTGAAGTACAGAAGTTTGGTGGAGAACAAATAGGTCGAAGAAGAAGAGACGATTATACGGATGGAGAACCTCGTATACCCGTTAATTCTCCAGCACCGTAAGGAGGAAAAAATATGACACTTAAAACATTAGGAATGGGAATTGTAAAAAAACTTTTAACAAAAAGCAAAAAAACATCAGATGTGGATCTTAAAGGTATCCATGATAAATTTTTTGATAAATCTGGCAAAATGAAACAAAAAGGTAAGGATATTGTTAAAGAAGGTTTAAAAGGCTTAAAATAATGGCAACACTAACAGTAAAAGTAGTAGAAGAAATCACACTCAACAATAACAGCTATAACAGTGAACGATCACTAGATATTTCTAGTGTTAATGAAATTGTTAAAAGAATTGTAACTATTTCAACAACAGAAACAGGACTGTTAGGTTTTGCTACAACTTCTGCAACAGATTTATCAAAAAGTTATCTAGCAGGTCAGTTTGACGAAGACGATGTTAGATACATTAGAATTACAAATTTAGATTCAAGCAATCACTGTACACTAATTTTTAGAGATGAAGACAGTACAGAGTTTGCAATTAAAGTAGACGCTGGTGATAATAGTGGCGGAGTTATTGATACGATGCATGCAGGAGGATCAGCATTAACAGTATCATTAAATGATTTAGTAGATATTACAGCTCAAGCAGATACAGCTGCAGTTGATTTAGAGGTATTTGTAGGAAGCGCATAGGATAAATTATGGCATCAAGTTATACAGATATTGGTACAGAGTTAATGACCACTGGCGAGAACGCCGGTAACTGGGGAACAAAAACTAATACCAATTTACAAATTTTAGAAGAAGCTCTTCGTGGCTATGTATCACAATCTATTGCAGGTGGTGTACAAACTACATCACTAAGTTATACAGATGGTACCGTAGGTGATGCTGCTAGAAACATGGTGATTGCTTTAACAGGAACAATTACAGGAAATCAAACTGTACAGGTTACTGCCAAAGAAAAATTATGGGTTATAGATAATCAAACTTCTGGAGCTTATACCGTTAACATAAAAGTTTCAGGTCAAACAGGTGTAACCTGGGCTGCAACTGATAAAGGAACAAAAATTTTATATTGTAATGGTACCGATGTTATTGATACAGGAATTTCATCTACAGGAGCGTTTGATTTAGATGGTAATGAATTTATTTTAGACGCTGATGCCGACACAAGCATTACAGCAGATACAGACGATCAAATAGATATTAAAATAGCTGGAGCCGACGATTTTCAATTTACAGCAAATACTTTTACAGCACAATCCGGTAGCACGATTGCTGCACAAGCCTTAACGGCGACTACAGTAACAGCAAGTGGCATTATAAAAACAGATAGCACTACTGCCGCAACTTCAACAACTGATGGTTCACTACAAACAGATGGTGGTCTTTCAGTAGCTGCAGACGCTGTTATTGGTGATGATCTTAAATTATTAAGTGATTCTGCTGTATTAAGTTTTGGTGCAGATTCAGATACAACTTTAACTCACACAGATGGTACAGGGCTAACTTTAAATAGCACTAACAAACTTCTTTTTAGAGATACTGGTTTATATATTAACTCATCTACAGATGGTCAATTAGATTTAGTAGCAGACACAGAAATACAAATTGCTGCAACAACAATAGATATTAATGGCGCCATTGCAATGGATGGTGCAATTACGGGTGCAACTAATATTACTTTATCAGGTGAACTTGATGCAGCGACTTTAGATATATCTGGAAATGCAGACATTGATGGAACAACAAATTTAGACATTGTTGATATTGATGGTGCTGTTCAAGTTGATAGCACAATAACAGTTGGTGCAGATGATCAAGGATATGATGTAAAATTCTTTGGAGATACAGCAAGTGCTTACATGATGTGGGACACATCTACAGATGATTTAGTTCTTGCAGGTGCAGCAGGTATTGATCTTGCTGGTGATATTGATGTTGATGGCACAGCTAATTTAGATGCTGTTGATATTGATGGTGCAGTTCAATTAGATGCAACGTTTACAGTCGGAGCAGATGATCAAGGGTATGATGTAAAATTATTTGGAGACACAGCAAGTGCATACATGTTGTGGGATACATCAGCAGATGATTTAATATTAGCTGGAGCTGCAAGAATAGTAGTTCCTGATAGTGGTCTAGTTCTAGGTAGTACAGCAGTAACTACAACAGCAGCAGAAATAAATTTAATAGACGGTGGCGCTTCAACAGGAACGACTGCTGTCGCAGACGCTGACGGAATTCTTACAAACGATAACGGCACGATGAGATTAACGACTGCCGCTACATTCAAAACATACTTTCAATCAGGTGTTACCGCTTCAAGTATAGCCGCAGACGATATTTCAGCAGGCGATGCAGCGGTTACAGTTGGCAATGGAAGTACATCAGCAGATGTTACATTAGATTCAGGAGATGATGTTGTTATCGATGCAGCAGGTGGAAACGTAGAATTTAAAGATGCAGGTACACTACAACTATCCTTAGATATGGATGGTACGGCAGGTGTTCAAATTATTAAACTTGGTGTTGATTCAGATGACTTAGTATTCCAACAATACGATGGTAATGAGGTCATGAGAATTAATGATGATAGAAAATTATATTTTTATGACGATGGTGGAGAAAATATTTCTTCAGATGGAACTGATTTTACCTTTGCATCTGGAAACGATATTAATTTAACAGCAACAACAGATATTAATATTCCACAAAACGTTGGTTTAACTTTTGGTGATGACGCTGAAAAGATTGAAGGCGATGGAACAGACTTAACTATTGCTGGTAATAATATTAATTTAACTGCGGTAGCCGATGTTGTTATTCCAGCAAACGTTGGAATCACTTTTGGTAGTGGTGAAAAAATTGAAGGAGATAGTACTGATTTAACAATTACTTCAGGAGCTAAAATTAATTTAACGGCAACATCAGATGTTGTTATTCCAGCTAACGTAGGAATAACATTTGGTACTGGAGAAAAGATTGAAGGAGATAGCACAGACTTAACAGTTACTTCTGGAGCTAAAATTAATTTAACAGCGACATCAGATGTACATATTCCAAACAACGTTGGAATCATATTTGGTGGAGACTCAGAAAAAATTGAAGGAGATGGTACAGATATGACTATCTCTGCTAACAATTTAACGATTGATGCAGCAGCAGACATTATACTAGATGCTGCTGGTAATAATGTAACATTTAAATCTGGTGGAACTTCAATTTTAGATATTTCTAATAGTTCAAGTGATGCGGTAATTACTTCTAGTGTTCAAGACAAAGATATTATATTCAAAGGTGACGATGGCGGATCTGCTGTTACAGCTTTAACTTTAGATATGTCAGCTGGTGGTATAGCTACTTTTAGTGCCGCTGCTAATGTAACTCAACAAGCCATAACTTCATCATCGAACGCAGTTGCCTGGGATGCTTCTGATAAACCTAATGCTTATCATATCACCACAGAAAATACGACTTTCTCTGCACCAAGTAATGCAGTTGAAGGAGCATTTATTTGTTTAGAAATTAATTACAATGGTTCTCATACAATTGGTTGGAACACCATTTTCGAATTCGCCGCGTCGACAGAACCGACCGAAACAGCAACAGATGCGAAAACTGATATTCATATCTTTAGATACAATGGAGCTATTTGGCAAGAAGTGGGTAGAACAATGAACTTAAGTGAAAGTTAATAGGAGATAATATGTGGGGATTAGTAGAATCAGGATCAATAACAAAAATTATAAATAAACCAAAAGGTATGGTTATTGGCGATATTCGTTATTCAAGAAAAATATTTGAATTATGGAGTAAGTCAGAACTAGAAGCTAAAGGTATTTATGAAGTAGAATTTGATAACACCAATAGAAAAGATGAACAATGGTATATTAATACCAATCAATCATTTGCTTTTGCTGGTGGAAAAGTAACCGCTTCTTATGGAAGTGCTACAGCTAAAGCTCATGCTGATACTTTATTTACAGCACAAGATGAATCGGATGGAAAAGGCACTGAAGGTGAAGTTAAAGCTGAAGGATTAAAAACAGTTTTAATTAGAGATGTTAAAAAACAAGCTGCTGGAATATTACAAGATACAGATTGGTACATCACTAGAAAAGCAGACGCTGGAACAGCGGTGCCTTCTTCAATTACCAATCACAGAGCAGCAGTCCGAACGAAGTGTGCTGAAATGGAAACAGCAATTACTAACGCAGCAGATACTCCAGCTCTTGAAACTTTATATACGTATACAGAACAAGAGGATGGTTCAGTTACAAGACCATTAGGTGAACTGCCAACGTTGGAGGTTTAATGCCTTTAATTTTACCAGGAAACGTAGCATCAGCATTAGGTGGAGCATACGAAGTAGCCAATTCCTGTCGGTTTAATGATGATGACAGTGCAAAATTAGCTATAACACCTGGTAGTGCTGGTAATAGAAGAACTTGGACAATTTCAGCTTGGGTTAAAAAAACAAGAAATGATGGTGCTAATTTATTGTGTTTTTTTGGATCAAGAGTTGATGGTAGCGATAAT